GTTGTGTCTGATAAAAATAAGACATCTTTGGGATTCTATATCACTTCTAACTTTTTGCTTGTTCCTACACACTTTTTAAATGAACATGGAGATAGAGATATCTCTATTCGTTGCTATAAGAGTGGTTCGGACAAAGTTGGTAGTTTCTTCCGAGACAAAATCTCTAAGGCATTTCGTGTGGACATTCCTACAACTGATTTTTCCATTTGTTTCATTACGAGTGGTGGATCTATGAAAGATTTTCGCAAGTTTTTACCGGAGGGCAACGTTTTGAAGAGAACATCAGCAAAATTAGTGACACGTGAGATCGTCGATACAACAATGCAAGCAATCCCTATGTTATTTAGAGGCACCGGTCGAGTTGCGCACACCCAATTGATTTTCATGGGAAGTTATTATGACTTACCTATTGAGACTCAGGCTGGAATGTGTATGTCTCCCGTTATCTCTGATTCAAAAGGGTCGCTAATTCTTGGATTTCACTTAGGTGGTCGTGGTAAACTTGGTGGATGTGGTACTTTAACACAAGATCAAGTTAATCATGCTATATCAGAATTAGCTCAAGTTGATGGGGTTGTTCTTTCAGCATCTAGTGGTGATCTTAGTCCTAACATGGGTGATTTTCCTGTGGAAACATTTGGAAAACCTATTTTTGAAGGTGCTGAGATTCATCCTAAGAGTGCTGTAAACTTCTTAACTGAAGGAGCATGTATTGATGTGTATGGAAAGACAAGTGGAAAGGCTACACCTTACAGCAAAGTTTTACCGACCTTGGTGTCATATACTGTTGAAGAGGTTTTTGGCGTTCCCAATAAGTGGGGTCCTCCAAAGATGAAGGGTAAGGGAAGATACCCTTATCAAGCCACACTTGTACATGCCGCTGTTCCCAGCTTACCAATTGGAAGTGTTTTGGCTAAAGCTGTTCGATCTATGAAGGAATTAACTACTGGATTGAAGCAGCGTATACCAGAACTATTCAATACAAAACCATTGTCGAGAGTTGCCACAGTTTGTGGACTAATTGGTGTTAAGTTCATTGACCCAATGAATTTCTCAACTTCCCCTGGTTTCCCACTTGCAGGATCAAAACATCCGTTACTCGTAGATCTGGATCCTGAAGACTATCCCGAAATTGGTAAACCTCGCACTTTTGTTCCTGAAGTGTGGACTGAATTTGATAAAATCGTTTCTATCCTGCGTGGAGGAAAACGATGTTATATGATTTGGAAGTCATGTTTGAAGGATGAGGCAACAAAATTGACCAAAGACAAGGTGCGAGTATTTCAAAGTGCTCCATTGGTTCTGCAATTGTTAGTTAGGATGTATTTCCTTCCAATAGTTCGAATTATTCAGATGAATCCAATTTTATATGAATGTGCCGTTGGTGTCAACGCAGAAGGATTGGAATGGGAAGAACTTTGGGAAGCCGCCATGAGCAAAGGCAAAGATCGTGTTTTAGCTGGAGATTATAGCAAATACGATATACGTATGCCCGCCCAAGTCACAATTGCTGCTTTTGACATTTTAATCGATATCGCGGAAAAATGTGATGGTTATGATGATGAGGACATTTATCTAATGAAGATGGTTGTTCATGAAGTTGTGTACCCAGTTATGGCCTACAATGGTGATTTGATTCAATTATTTGGGACTAATCCCTCGGGACAGAATCTCACAGTCATTATCAATTCTATCGTCAACTCTTTATTGTTGAGGAGCTGTTTCTTCTCGATTTATCCTGAAAAGGATTTCAAAGAAAATTGTGCTTTTCTTACGTATGGGGATGATGTTATTGGAACTGTTGATGAATCTTGTCCAAAGTATACTCATATCACCTATGCTGATTGGCTGGCAGAACATGATATGAAATTCACCATGCCTGATAAGGAGTCAACTCCAACACATTATATGACAGAAAATGATGTGGACTTCTTGAAACGTAAGTGTGTATATAATGAAGATCTTGGACAAAAAGTAGGACTTCTTTCTGAAGATTCTATCTTTAAACGTCTTCATGCACATTTGCTTTCGCAGGAACTTACCCTGCCAGAACATAGTGCACAGAACATCGAAAGTTCTTTGCATGATTGGTTTTATTATGGTCGTGAAATTTTTGAAGATCGTAGGAGTAAGCTCCAATTAGTTGCGCGCAAGTGTGAAATCGAACACTTGTGCCCTGCCCTCAATGTTTCTTATGACAAGCGTGTCAATCGTTGGAGACACAAGTACCTAGGCGAGGAACTTGAAGAGGATGAACAAATCGTAAGCCTGGAGTAGAGCTTATCTATTCATCCAGTTCTCAATCTGGAACCTACGGGAAAGCAAAATTGATGTGTATATATGGATACCAGTGTGTATGTAACTTTCGTGTACTTTTGTATATATAAACTAGGCTTTGTACATATCGACATTCCCCCCGTGGAATACCTCTTTTTAGGGGAGAAGTTAGTCACTTCAATGTAAACTACGCCACTCTTAGCATTGAGCAGTGCTTTGAGATTGTAAATATCGCTTACTAATTCATTAAATAACAGTGGGTATCTGTCCTACCCAAACCTTAATTTTATAAATAAAAATAAAAATAATGACGACGAGTGGATTCTCGATTGTCAAAGCGGCGAAATTCCGCCTGAGACCACCGTTTCTAAGCAATCTTCCCAAACGTGTGAAAACGTCAATTTTACTGACTATGCCGACCCGTACATGTACAGTGTCGATAGTGTAGCTGATTCAACACGAGTTATGGAAGACCATGACGATATGAGTCTAGAGACGTTCTTTTCTCGACCTATTAAGATTGCTGAAGAGTCGTGGTCTCCCAGTGTTGTAGCTGACTTTGATCTCAATCCTTGGAGTTTGTATTTTAACAATCCTCGGGTGAGTAATAGGTTGACAAACTTTAACCTTCTGCGAGCAGATTTGAAGGTGAAGATTGTGATTAATGGCAATGGATTTTATTATGGACGCATGTATGCTGCCTATCAACCTTTTAAAGCTTTTGATACACTCAGTGAATTCGCTTTCCTGGATAACTTGGCTTTTGTTCAAGGTTCACAGATGCCCCATGTGTTCATTAATCCTACTACTTCCACTGGTGGAGAACTTTCATTGCCAATGTTCTATCACCGCAACTATATGAGAGTACCACTTGCTCAATGGTCTGATATGGGAGAGTTGAGAATACGTACTCTCAACCCATTGAAACATGCCAATGGTGGTACAGATGCTCTTACAATTACAGTATTTGCTTGGGCTGAGAATGTTTCCATGAGTGTTCTTACCTCAGTTGACACATCTACTCTTGTACCTCAGTCTGGAGAGATTGATGATGCCAATCGGAATGGTACTGTTAGTGGTCCTGCAACATCCGTAGCAAAGTTTGCCGCATATTTCAAAGGCATACCTTACATAGCACCATTCGCCCTTGCTACTGAAATAGGTGCTTCTGCTGTTGCTGGAATGGCTCGCATCTTTGGTTATAGTCGTCCTAGTATAACTAAATCTCCTGAACCTTATAAACCCACACAAGTCAGTTCATTAGCTTTGACTAATGTTCCAGATACTGCTCAGAAATTGACAGTAGATGATAAACAAGAGTTAACTATTGATCCTCGAATTAGTGGTATCGGTGGAGCAGACCCATTATCCATTAAGGAAATTGCGAAACGTGAGTCTTATCTTACTTCGTTCAATTGGCCTACAGGTAGTGGAGCTGAATCTTTCTTATGGAACTGTCGTGTTTCACCCGTTGTATGGAATGAAACTCCAGGTCCGCCTGTCAAGTATCATTTTCCTGCTTGCGCTTTTGCAGCTCTGCCTTTTCAATATTGGAGAGGTACGATTAAATTTCGTTTTCAGGTAGTGGCTTCGACTTTCCATAAAGGACGTTTGAAGATTGTATGGGACCCTAACTTTATATCCAATAATACTTATTTGACATTTTCTGAATACAATGTTAACAGTTTAAAAGTTGTTGACATTGCTGAAGAAATGGATTTTACAGTGGAGATTGGTATGGGTCAAGAGGTTTCATACCTCACACATTATAGTCCTGGTGAAGATTCGCTTGGATCTCTCTTTGGACCATCTAAGTATGCGAGCAAAGAACGAGGCAATGGAGTAATTGGGGTCATAGTTCTTAATGATCTCACATCTCCAAACAGTGTTGTTGACAATGATGTTACGATCAATGTCTATGTGTCTGCGGGTGACGACTTTGAAGTTGCATCCCCTGATGATTACTTTTCCAGGTTTGTATTAAAACCACAATCTGGTGATGTAGACACTGATGGTATGAGAGAAATGGAAATGGATAAACCCCTGCATACTATGGGTGATGTCCTTGGTTTGCCTCCAGCGTATGATAGTGAACTTAATAAGGTTTTTATGGGTGAAGCGATAACTTCGTTTCGACCCTTACTTAAGAGGTTCACATTATGGAACACTATACCAAAGACAGATAATATCCCACAGTCTGTAGCGGTGCGATTTCCAGCTTTTCCATATCTTAGGGGGAATGTAAGTGGTGCCGTTGATTTAACCACACTGGCTGCGCCTTATAACTATTGTAACACCTTACTTTTACATTGGGTTAGATCGGCTTTTCAAGGTAGCCGAGGCTCAATTCGATATAAGTTGGTGCCACGAGGTTTTCAAGATAGAGGAGATCGAATTGAAGTTCAAAGGTCAGTATACCAACCTGGTGCTCCGTCGTATGCTGTTGTCAGGAGTGGACTCAATACATATTCTAGTGATGTTGTAGCTCGTAGAGACATCATGGCTGATTACGTTGCAGCCACCTTGGATAATCTTCCTCTCTATGAAAAGCCATTGTTTGGCGCAAGAGGGATGGCTTTAACGACTAACCAGATTAATGGGGCACTTGAGGTTGAAATACCATATCAATCCTATTTCCGTTTTTCACCTGGTAAGTTTGAGGATCTTACTTCTCAACAGTTGTTTGATCCAGCATGGGATATTCATATGTACTTGAATTCTGAGTTTGTTGATTCTAATTCCACCACCTTTGATGTTTACGCAGCAGCGGGGGAGGATTTCCAAACTTATTTCTTTACAGGTTTACCACCCATGTATTACGAGGCCGCTTCCCCGCCCTAAATTGGGGGAACAGAGACAGACACTCTGGATAAAATGTAGCTATATAGATTTGCTAGCGAAAAAGAAAATCTTACCCATCGGTGGTCGATGGGGGAGCTTGTATAGCTCTGGACTATGCCGTATTTAAATTTGTTGATCGAATTTTCCCGGTTTAGTCCGGTTTTTAGATCACAATTTTAATTAGCGTAGCCCTATGCAGTTTGGTAACAAACTGTGCAGAGGCAGTGTGTACATT